CAGCCGCTGTGGCAAACAGGACAAACAGAGTCTCGTCCGACAGGATCTGTATGGGTAAAAGTCGGGTCAGCCGGTACAGGTATGACACCTGTTGTTTCCAAATTTAGTTCTGCAACAGCCGCGTGGGTTCCTAAAACTGTGGCTTTAGCAACATCAGATTGGAGCATAACAGACGCATTAGACTCTGCAGGCGGAACCAACATTCCTGAAGGTACCATTTATGGTCAATATCATTTTGATGATGAATTCCCTTTCCCACTGTATCTATGGGAAAGAATTGCAACAGGACCTACAGTTGTAACAGGAAATACAACCTCTCCTACATTTACAGCTGGACCTTATACCTCTAGCGTATACGTAACTACCCCTGGCAGTGATGCATTATCTAGTGCCTATACTTTATCAGTTGCAGATAACGCAACCGCTACTGGATTCGTGACAGCCTGGTCCGCAGCCGCCATCCCAAACACAGAGGCGTCAGTGACCACAACAGGCGCATTGCAGATTGTGCATACTGAAGGTGGAACGATTGTTGTAGATGATACAATAACTGCGACTGGGTTATCGAATGGGCTGATGACTGGTGCAGGATTTATTGCAGGAACGACAGACGGATGTAAGTTTGGCCCGTCGGCAGATACTACATTCACTAACGTTGCAACCACTAGTGGTGGTGTCGGCACCGGTCTTACTGTAACAGTAAATACATATTACTCCAACTATTTGCCTGATTCAAACACGTTCGGAAATGCGGGCTCTGGATATGCAGTCGCAGATACGGTCACTGTGTCAGGAGCATTGCTAGGTGGAGCAAACCCAGGAAACAACCTTGTATTTAAAGTTGCTTCCGTGTCCGCGGGTGCTGTAACAGGGCTAGCTTATGTATCAGGCAATCCTCCGGCTCTGTATCAAGTACAATTAAGTAACTGGAGAGAATTCACTTACGTATCAAACGAAGGTGAACCAGTAGCAGCACCTGCTGACGAAACAAATTGGTTCTTTAGTGTGACAGATGAAGTGGATATCATGGTGAACTACAACGGTGATTGGGAAGGATACAAGAATCAGAACTATGATTTAAATGGTTTCCCTACTCCAACAGGAAGCAATGCTACTGATCCTGCAGGACCGATTGTTAGTCCTACTGAGCCAACATTGCAGAGCGACGACACAGCATTAGTATACGGAGATCTATGGATCAATACTACTAATTTAGAAGATTATCCAGTTATTTCTAGATGGCAGTCGGTCGATAGTGAAGATCAGTGGGTATTGATCGATAACACGGATCAAGTTGACCCATCTGGTGTGGTGTTTGCAGATGCACGTTGGGCAACAAGTGGGTCAGTAAACCCAGCCGACGATCCAATCGCATCAATCGCATCACTATTGACAAGCAATTATCTAGACCTAGATGCACCTGATTCAAACTTGTCCCCAACAGGCATGCTTCTGTTTAACACTCGTCGTTCAGGATACAACGTAAAGCAATATAGAGTGAATTACTTTAACTTGACTACTTTCCCCGGCGAGACACTGCCTGCCGAGAAAGATGCTTGGGTAAGTACTAGCGGATTGCAATCAAATGGATCTCCGTTCATGGGGCGCCAGGCGCAACGTGCAATGGTCGTTCAAGCATTACGTTCGTCAATTGACACCAACCAAGACATTCGTGATGAAGACAATGCATTCAACTTGATCGCTACTCCTAACTACCCTGAGCTACAACCTAACATGGTCGTTCTTAACGCAGATCGCGGTGAGACAGGATACATCTTGGGTGACACTCCAATGGGTCTAGCAGATTCGGCGACGGATATTCAAGCTTGGGCAACAAATGCTGCAGGTGCAATTAGCACTGGTGAAGAAGGGTGCGTTACCAGAAACACATATTTGGGCTTGTTCTATCCTAGCGGAATTGCAGCCGACTTAAGCGGTAACTTGGTGGCTGTTCCTGCGTCACACATGATGCTACGCACTTTCCTAAGAAATGATACAGTTTCATTTCCTTGGTTAGCAGCAGCAGGTACTCGTCGTGGTATAATCGATAATGCAACAAACATCGGTTATTTGGATCGTACAACAGGCGAGTTTCAGACCATCAAAACACGTATTGGTATTCGTGATGTTCTGTACACCAACTTCATCAACCCAATGGTATTCTTCACGGGTAATGGATTACTAAACTACGGTAACAAGACAAGCTTCGACTCATCTAGCGCACTCGACCGAACAAACGTAGCAAGATTGATTGCATTCATGCGTAGACAGTTAACGTTAGCGGCACGACCATTCGTATTCGAACCAAATGATGCGCTTACTCGTAAGCAAATCGCTGGTGTTATCGAATCATTGATGATCGACTTGGTAGCAAAGCGTGGTATTTACGACTATCTAGTGGTGTGTGATGAATCAAACAACACCCCGGCTAGAATTGATAGGAATGAATTGTGGGTCGACGTTGCAATTGAGCCAGTGAAAGCAGCGGAATTTATTTACATTCCAGTTCGTATTTTGAATACCGGTGAATTAGCCTCACTGTAATAGAAAGTAATTAAGTAAAACAAAAAAGGAACTTCGGTTCCTTTTTGTTTTTATATATAGGTTTTAATATATTTTTTATTACCACAATCCCATATACGATTCCATCCTTGTAATATTCTATTCTCCCACTCACTTAATATTTGATCGTCGTGTTTTGTTTTCCGCAAAGAATATCGATGAAATCGAATACATTCATTTGCTCTAAAATACCAATATCCAGGGGAAGTAGTAGTTACATATGAAAACCCCAATTGGGAATACACATTTCCTTGACTCCATCGTCGGTCTGCATAAGTAACAATGGATTTTGGCATTATCGCTCGCTCAAATGCAGAAAGTAACTTTGAAGCACCCCCGACGATAACATACTCTGGAATAGAACAAAATCGATTTAACTCCCATTCATGTATTTTTCTTGATATGTTATTTTTAGAAAAAGTCATCACAGCTAACAATTGTTCTTTATTTTTCTCATATAATCCTACTCTATAATTACTTCTTCCAGCACCTTGTATATGGTGTTGTTTGCAAAAAGTAGAAGCAATTTTACTAGAAATTTCTTTAGTGATGCATTGTCTAGCATATATTTTTTTGGAAATTCCACCCAATATATGAGTTAATCTGCTCTTGACAATTTCTTGTTTATTATCCCATTCATCTTCTAATATAACTAAACACCTAATTCCAGCATCCAAAATTTCATTATATTTTGTATTGTCTTTTTTCGGTGAAACCCCAAGGCTGGATAATACCAACTCCGAATGCCAATATAGTCCATTAAATTCTATTCCTATGTTGAGAGTTTGAATAAAAATATCAATTTCTTTTTTGGAAGTATTAAATTTGTAATTAGAAATCGCATCAGGGCATAATGATAATATGAAGGTATACAATTCTATTTCTTTACGACTCCTATTACTATTAGGAGGGAAGCATTTCATACACATATTAGAATGAAATTTAGATAACGAGAACATTTGTCTTGTGTGTTCAAATTCAGTCCCGCAAGTAATACATTGTACCCTTAAAAAATGATCAGTTCCGGCACTAACTAAGAGTAGATTATCATTCTTAATTAGTGCTGCAATTCGTTCTTGCGATTTTCTAGTTGATTCAATATTGTTTTTCTTTGCAGCCGATGACATTTTTTTTAAACTAGCGTTTGTATGTTTTTTGCCACGAAATACCGCTAGATCATATCCGTTATTACGTTTAGTTTGAATTGCTTTTTTAGCCCTATCAGCTAATTCATCATGATGAGTGACTCCATATAACTTGACAGACTTCGCAATTTTTTTCTTAGTCTGAGCCGTAGGTGGCGTGATAGTTCGGATTAATTCACCCAGCTTGTATCTATTCTCTCGTTTAGCAACTGCGGCAGCTTGAATATGTGTATCTTCGAATTTTAGTCCTTTATTCCATGGAATTTGTTTTTGTTTTTTTTCTGAGATTTGCCGTTTAGCTTGTTCACTGTGTTTCTTACCAAAATTTGGATTATTATTTCCGCTAGTTCTGGCAGATAAATTGCTCCGATGTTCATCACTGGATAGTGATTGTCGCCCATAATTATTTTTATATTCAGCGGAACAGGTGTTATGTGATTTTAAATGGGTACTGGTAATTAATTTTTGAAACTCTATCTTACAAATTTGACATTGTATAGGCATGGGTTGATTTTCCTATTAAACCTGTTAAGAGTATTTATGCAAAACAATTCAAAATAGAAAATTATAATAAATACTATTATGATGAGACTTGCAATTGACTTAAGTCAATATAGCACGTTGATTCCGGGAAGCAGAAAATTTTAACGGCCATAGTGCCACTAGGAGATTAATATGGCAACAGCCAGCCAAAGTTTATTCAACATGACCGTCGCTAGCGATAACGCCGGCGGCAACCAGGGCTTATTAATGCCCAAGCTTCAATTTTCTC